GCATTCTTTATCTTCAAAAGTGCCTTCGTCAATTTCTTCTTCTGATTCTTTACCAACCACTTCAATCTTTAGATTATCCACATGGTCATTTAGAACTGCATATTTTTCTTTTGCAATTCGGTCTGCTTCTTCTTTTGAATTAAAACAAAATTTCATAGTAACGGCTAATGAATTCAAACTATCTACATCAGCATAATCTGATTTCATATTCATTTCAGATTCAATTGATTTAAAAATACTATCAGTTTCACTTGAATCTTCAGGAAGAGTAAATTTAATTACAAGACACCAATCTGAATCCATTTTTTCAATTTCATTAATTTTATCTCTAAAGTCACTAATTTGCATAATTTTTACCTCTTGATTTTCAGTGATGCTCTTGGTGCAACTATTGCAGATCGTTTTCCAGTTTTTGGATCAATATACAATTTTATATTCTGTTTGGCGCCATCATCAAAATTCCCATTCTGTCCCAAATATTCAATATCAACTGGAGCATTTTCACTACCATTATCATATACTGGCTTTGGAGTATCTATATGCGCGTTGAAATCAACCATTTCAACATCATCATTATCTATTTTATTCATTGCAATCCATCCAAATAATGGAGCAGGTTCATCAACCTCAGTTGACGAACGTGTATTTTTAATATTTGCCAAATAATTAAGAAACTTCTTATTATATTCATCACCAAATATATTATTCACTATTGGTTGTTCAGCATCATCATAAAATCTGCTTATACTTAATAATGGTCCAGACTGCAGTCCATCTTCTTTTGCTTTTCTATCAGCTTCATTTTTAAATGCATCATATTCCGCATATAATTCAACCGGCTCAGTGGCAGTTCGAACAACAATATATTTTTCTGGTATATTGAGTATTGATCTTATTTGTTGTTGAACAATATAACTGCTTAATGGTGTGGTTGTTATAAATTTTATACAATGTACTGATTTTTCAGCCACATCAAAAAAATCAAATTTATCATCAATTATTTTTTCAAGTTTTCCAATATAACATAGTCCATAATTCTCCAAATATGCTTCAATTTCGGAAACAACCGATGGATCAACTTCTTTAGCTATTTTAATAACATATGCATATTCAGCACTTGATTCAGTGATGTATTGTTTAATTGATTTCATATTTACCTTCTTGAAAAATTAGTAATGAAACACGTGATTCAATATATTTATGCTTTTGATTCAGTATCAATCGATTTTAATTGATTCAATAGTTGATTTCTATCAAGCATCATTGCATTGCCATCAATAACATCATCTTCATTGTTTTTTGTCATATTATCTATTTTTAATTTATCAAGTTGCAATTTAAGCAATTTAAGCTTCTTTTCAACTTTAAGGTTTTTTGCATCAACCGCAATTTTAAGCATTTGACTGCTACTACTGAATATTTCACCTGCATGTCGTATTTCAACATTCATACCTAGTTCCTGTAACTCTTTATGCGATTCAACAGCCAATTTAGCTAACTCATCCATTTCCTGGTCATGAACTGAAAAATGGTCCATTTTTTTAAAATTTTTATCAAGATATTTTGCATTTGCTAATGCATCTGTAATTTCATCAAAGTTATTATCTGCATCATTTAAATCAGACTCCAGACTACCAAGATTAAATTCTTCTTCTAATTGCTTAAATCTACTCATTTTCTTCCTTTTGATGACCATAAATTATCTTCGGTAAGAACCCGAAATGTTATCGAATGTTTTTTGCAGAAAGCCATGGCCGCTGCCCATTTGGCGAAATTAATTAGCTGCACACCTCTATCACGTCTACTTTTAGCTTGTTCTAATATGGCTTCTTTTTTGGGTTTGATTTCAATTAATTCAGCATGCTTTTTACCATTCTTATCCATATACATTACTAAAAAATCTGGTATATATTGACTATTTTTTCCAGTTAAAGGATTTACGTATGATATATGAAAGGGTTCACTAGCCCATTGAATAACACGAGGATCACTATCCAAAAAGGTCATAAAGTAATGTTCCCAAGAACTTCTAAAAATTATTTTAGCAGTACTTGCAATCTTCTGTGGATTTTTTGGAATAAATTCTCCTTGACTAAATTTTCCCATAAACAATTCTCTACTGACTTTACAATATTTATCGTCAATAAAATGTTTGACAAATTAAACAGCGTACAGTTAACTTAAACAATATAATTTACTAAAATGGCAAATACCAATTAGCGAATTATGTGATTTAAGTCTTAAAGAATTAATACTCCTACCTATATAGGATCTATTAAAAAGAATACGATAACTGAATTTCGTTTTCTTACACCAATCATATAATTCTTTCCAATTTTTAATATCATTAGGTATCATTGCCATTTCCTTCCAATGGGTAGGCAACAATGTAATATCAAAAATATTTGGTAATAAATTATATTTCTTGTTATTTAGAACCTGACGAGCTCTGTTATTGATCTCTATTGCAGCTGCAATAGAGTCAAATTCTTCTGGGTGCATCATGCATCCAACAAAACTACTATATGCTGCATCAACTTCAATACACGTGGTTTGATGTATTATGCACAATTTATGTATAGATCTAGCAAATAAATTACGATGCCATGTATTATTGACTAATCTATTGAAATGTTTACCTTTTTTATGATTCTTGTTTTTTACATTTAATTTTTCGATAGCAATAGCTTCGCAGCCGTAATGTAGAGCTAACGTCATGATGTGTTTAGTAGTTTGATATTTTTCATGTTTCTTTTTATTATTATTTTTACAATTGTTTAGATCAACTATATCTATAATTTCTTTATAAATGACATGGGTATTATCAGCTATGACAATTCCTAAATAATTAGGGTTTGAATCTATTGACAATATTCTATTCTTTATTTGCTTTTGTTTTGTTTTTTGTAGCACATTTTCATCAAAAGATATACATACATATCCATTATTGATTTGTATATTAAAATAAGCCTCGACGTTTTCACATTTATTCTGTAATATTAATAAGTTATTTTTATATTTCTTACTTAATTTAAATTTTAGTATTATTTTCTTACCACGTGCTGGTTTTATAATGATCTGTTCATTTTCTATATCTAGTTTGGCTTTTCTATTTCCATTTGAATCTGTTTTAGAACCACGGAGTAGCATGCCATAGTTACGTGAATTAGTCCAAATTAATTTACTATCTTCTTTGTGATATTTTCTTTTATTGAATTCATCTTTAGAACCAAAGATAACATATGGTGTTTTTCTATGTGATTTTGCTTGATTTACTGCCATTTTAATTAGAGATGCATCCAATTCCTCAATATTCTTCATATCTTGTTTAATTATTTTTTCTACTTCAGACAGGGTCAATGTGGTATCATCCTGCCATCTATTATATGCGTATCTCATGACCCAATTAAATTTGGTTGTTATGGGTAGAAGTTGCGATGTATCACAGTAAATTTTATAAGTTATCATTGTTAGTTTTTTCATTAATAATTTTAGCTTTATTATAACCTCTTCCCAATCCATATAATCTACAACAAAATGAAGTTATTATAGAAACCAAGTCACGCATTAGATCTTGCTCATCTGATTCAGATTCATTAATTAAAATTATTTTTATGTTTTGTTTTTGAAGTAATCTTTTTAAATATTCATAACCAAATCTTGTTAATCTGTCTTTGTTTTCAATAACTATTATTGTTGGATTTGAATCAATCATTCTCCACAATTGTTTTCTATTATCATTCATACCAGAAGCAACTTCTTTATATTGTTGATCTATTGATAATCCTTTTGCAGCACAAAAGTCAGAAAGCCGCTTAACTTGATAATCCAGTTCTTTCCTTCTAGATGCATTAGATACTCTAGAATAAGTAACTATTCTTTCGACAGACTCATTTGATATATCATCGACAAGAATAGTACCAGTTGGTAGTTGCCTTGCATTTGGTATCATTCCTTTATGGAACCATATCAATGCAGTTCCATATTGGATACCATTTATTTTTGCAAATTCAGATAATTTCATACATGTATTTATATAGAAAACAGTAAAAAATATTATAATATATAAAATTTGTTGAACTATTAATACACTAATATAATAACGTGGATGTATTTTATATGCGCCCCCGCATAGGATACATTCATATCCCATCAACCATGGGACCTGGAACGCAACTTATGGGTGGATGGATTACTGTCCACCCACTTTTACGATTGCATTCGATATATTTCCACGTAATATTGGATTATTGGCCCATGTTGGTGTTGAATTTAATCCTGCATATCCAAGTTGACTAGTATTATTTCTTAATTTATTAATTGTTGAAAGAAATTGATCCAACAAGACGCCGTTGGCGAATAATGTTGATATTGACTGACCAGATTGTACACTGTAATATGTAGCCATTGTAGCCAAAGTTTCAATTAATTCTGGCGGAACATCCTTTCCACCAAATAGACCTTTGGCATAATTATAAACATCTGCTTTCATTGATGTTTGATATATTGCTGGTGATTGACTTAGAGAATTATTACTAGCACTGCCATAATTGCTATTAAGTGTTCCAGTTATTGAATCAACATATTGATAACCACCATTGCTATTGGTAATTGATATTTGTCCACTATTAAGAGCAATTTGACGCATTATATTTTGTTGAATAATATCTGTTGAAGATGGCATTATATTATGCTCCAAAATTAAATTGACCAAATACAGTCAGCGGTCCAATTGTAGCTGCACCATATAGTGTTGATGTGCCATCAATTTGGCCAGTTTGCGTTGGTAGTGTATTATTTGGTATGCCACCAACACCTTGATTAGATGGTGAAATATTCGAATATTGTTTTCCTGGCTGTGAAATTAATTGTAAAGAACTAGTGGTTGCTGCACTTGGTCCAGATTGAGTAAATGATTGATATAATGCAGAGTTTAAACCAAAATTAGCTACTACACTATTACTTGGACTATTAATTGATGTAGCCGTTTGCTGGTTGACCAAATTGGAATATGTAGCCGCAGTACTGGATGTGGATGGCCTACTTGAATAAGTGTTCGTTGCACCATCTACAATTCCAGCTGGATCAATCACTGGAGTTGTAAGACCAGTAAATCCAAATGATGCCATTAGTGAATCAGTTATTGGTTGTTCATCAAAATATTCCAAAGCTTCATATCGCAATGACATACTGACTTCTTCTAGATCTGAACTAGATGTTTCATGCTGTTGCCAATCAATTGCGGTTATTTTTGGATTAAGATAATTGACTTGTGTATATCGTTTGTTGGATATACTATATAATTCAATTCGACTGAAAAAACTCAATGTTTCTGAAAGTGGTCTTAGTCCCCAACCAGTTGAATCACCAAATGTTGCATTCACTGGCATCTCATTCATAACGGATTCTTTATTTGCTCTTGAATCGCCAAAATAATAAAGAAAATAATCTTTCCACATATACAATGGTCTATTATCAACTGTATCAAACATTCTAATATTCAATGGAGAATATTCAGTTTTGGTATATACCCAACGTTTTCTATTATATTGATTTAATTCAGTAGCTTGTAAATCAATTTTTGGTTTATCTATTGAACGTATTTTAAAACTTACACCTATTGAAACATCGTCCAAAGATGTCATCCACGGGAATAAAGATATTGCATCAGCATTTGCAACAAATCGTGCAAAAAACATGAATTTATAACGTGGAACAGCCGTCATAGGCTGGCCCATATTATTAACACCAAATATATTGGTCGCTAGTTGTCGATTACGTAAAACGACTGGTGGTGATTGAATAGGAACTATTGCCATCTTGTATTTATTGAAAAATATCAATATTTCTGTTATAATTAATAGAAAATAGGAATTGCACATGATAATAGAAAGTATATCTGATAGCAGGAACGATTTTATTAAATCCTACCTGTATGAAATGCCGTCTGGAACACCTCCAATCAATCCAATATTACAATTGATAAATTCAATATCTGAATTAAAAAAATATTACCAAATTATTAAATTATCAAATAATTTATTTAAAATGGAAGGCAACGAATTAGTTTATTATTGGTATGAAGAAAATGACGCAATTTTATTAGGAGCTGAATTTACCAAAGTTAAACATGGCATCGTAGTTAACTATGTTGCAAAAATAGAAAAATCAACTCCTCCTTATGCAACTGATTTATACAATGACGTCTTAAATGATAGAAAAAATATTGAATTCGCAAATAATAGTATAATTATCAGTGATAAAAGACTTAGTGAAGATGGAATTAGTTTATGGAAAAGATTATTCAAAAAAGGTCATACAATTAGCATTTACAATACTGAAGATGCATCAAATACATTTACCAAATTAAATTCAATAGAGGATTTGGAAAGCTTTTTCAAAATGCATGATTCATCATATGAAAAATATCGTTATATTCTTTCTGAATCAGGTGGCAATTATGCAGAAGTAATGGCATTTTTTAGTTTGCGACGATTGCATGAAACGTCAGGAACATTATGAACAAAAAGAAAGGCCATATGGCCTTTCTTAAAATCAAATATGGTACATAAATTAACCAGCGTTTGAACCAGGAGTTGTAATTGCTTGTTCCTGAGGCATAATAGTATTATCCTGTGTCGCATTGTCAAAGCTAAGTGTCATAGTAATCATAATTGGATCACTTGCTGAATAATCGAATGAATCAAATTCAGCATCTTGTATATAACATCCTTCGAGATACCAATTTTCAAGTGTATTTGTATCACCACCATCAAGTGTTTCAATCTGAGTCATAAACTTATAGTTAATACCAGCAACGGCACTTGTTTGATCAAAATGGTTCATTTGCTTTTGAATTTGTGCAGAAACAAGTCCACTGACACTATTGGTAATATCATCAGTTACGGTAAGCTGAATAGTCTGCCAAGATGGTTTTGTTGGAATATACATAATATTGTTATAACTATGTAATTCTTGACGACCATGATCAATTTTTGGGCGACCTACTGATTTAACTTGGTGCGTTAAATTGAGTGCTGCTCCACTTGGACCAAAATTATACATGCTAACTCTAAAACGATATTTTAGTTTTGGCTGAAGAATACCGACACCACTAGTACCAGGCACCAATGGTACGCCAAATTTACTTAATGTTGGTTGAAATGCCATTTATTGAATCTCCAATATATCTACAATGTAAATATATTTATCCAAAAATGATTTTTCAAAATCAGGGTAGATTTGATTGACATGACCACAAAAAAGTTTGATGGCCACAATCCCAAATCTTATCAATCTTTTCATTCAAATCATCAAACTGAAAATCTAATTTATTAATCCGAAGAGTTGGATTGTTCATATCAACATAATCAAAATCAATAAATGTATCTCCTTTTTTTTGAAAACCCATTTGTAGAAATTCATTTCCATTTTCAAAACGAAGATCACACGATGCAATTACAGATTTTGGATTAAATGCCATTTTGAAATAATTAAATACTTTATCAAAACCACCAATAACATTGTTGTTAATAATCGTGGATAATCCAGTGATTTGATATTCAGATTCTTTGGTATAATCAGATTTTGAAATACTGATACACATGACTAAGACATCATGGCGCTATCCACATTGAATATTGTTATCAACAATATCTTCACATGGATTTCCCTCCGTAATGACACAGGTATTGATATCTAAATCTTCAATATCAACATAAGCATCATTAGAACTCGTGGAATCCATAAACTGAATCACAGGAGTTATAAGGGCATGATTCACTGGTAATAATCTACCAGGAATTCGGGAACAACCTTCCCTACGTATATTAATGGCGGCATTCACATCTCTATCACCAACATATCCACAACTATTACACGCATATGTGCGAATCGGTAGTGGCAATGATGGTTTGACGTGGCTACAATTGCTACATGTTTTAGATGATGGATAATAACGATCTATTTTGATAAATGTCTTACCCATATCCTCACATTTATACTCCAATTGGTTAATGAATATACCCATTGCAGCATTAGCTATCTTTCTTGCTCGATGTGGATTTTTCATCATCTCAGCGATAGCTAGGTCTTCTA